CTACGACCTAAGGCAGATAATTAATGTATATCTATAAATTTACACATATAGATACCGGAAGATGTTATTTTGGACAAACAATTCAAGATCCTAATCGACGACGGTTAGAACATATTCTAGATAGTAGAGATTCTGGAAAGCCCTATCATTTTCATAACGCTTTGAGAAAATACGGAACAGATGCATTTAATTTTGAAGTGATTGCTGAAGCAAAGACTATAGAAGAATTGAATTCACTAGAAACGTTTTACATCGAACAGCATGATAGTATAGAAAATGGATTCAACATTCGCCAAGGTGGTGATAATAAAATTCACCACCCTGACAGTATTAAGAGAATGAGTGAGGCACAAAAAGCTGCACACGCAAGACGAAGATTAGCAGACGGTGATATTCATAAGCCGCATAAGAAACATATTTTTACAAAACCTAGTCCCCTTAAAGGTAAAGAAACTACCAAATGGAAAAATAAAGGATCTATGGGTTGGAAATTAGTTAACGGTATTCGAATTTGGTATATTAAGGAGGCATCGGCTTAACACCGGTGATAACACTATTCAGCATTTTTATGACGCTCAAATAAAAAGATACCTCAGTCAATTTATGAGACTGATGAGTAACTTTTCATACAAAGATTCAAAGGGCAAGACTGTACAAGTGCCTGTTCGTTACGGAGACATGAATCGACAAGTTGCGCAGGTGATGAAAAAGAATTCAGAGAACGTTTTAGCAAGTGCTCCTTTTATTGCCTGCTATATCAAGAACGTTGAGTTTGCTCGTGATCGTATTCAAGATCCAACATTTATTTCAAAAGTTAATATCCGTGAACGTGCATATGATGCTGCCGGTAATGAATATCTAAATATTCAGGGTGCAAATTATACTGTAGAGCGCATTATGCCTACTCCGTTTAATCTAACTTTTACCACAGATATTTGGACGACTAACTTAGATCAAAAGCTACAACTGTTTGAACAGATCTCAGTGTTGTTTAATCCTTCAATGGAAATACAAACTTCTAACAATTACATTGATTGGACTAGTCTTAGTGTAATTGAACTTAAGGATGTAACATTCTCGTCACGACAAATTCCGCAGGGATTAGAGCAAGACATTGATATTCTTACAATGAACTTTACTACTCCTATCTGGATTACATCGCCAGCAAAGGTTAAACAACTAGGAATTATCACAAAGATTATTGCATCTATATTTGACGAAAGTCCGGGCACTATTGAATCTATGAGAGGTTTGATTGAGGGCGGTGATACTGATTACTATTATGGTCGTAATCCAATTGCTGTAGAAGTTACTACTCTCGGCGATCTTAGTGTTATGATTATAAACAATACTGCCAAACTTATTGCACCTGAAGGTAATCGATCTGTGACAAATAGTAATAAGATTGATCCTCCGCAGCACTTTGGACCAGATGTAGTATGGTCAAATATTTTAGATTTCTATCCAGGTAAGTTTACAGCAGGCCTAAGTCAAGTTCGATTACTCAAGCCTGACGGAAATGAAATTGTCGGATTCTTAAGTTTAGATCCGTCTGATGATTCTATCATGCATGTTAATTGGGATACTGATACTATTCCAATGAATACTTTAATTTCAGATTTAAACAATCTTCTTCCTAGAGGAACTGTTGATGCAGTTATTGATCCAACTAGATTTGATCCTAGAATAACATTACCTAACGGGTCAATTACTAGTCCAGAAGTAGATACACGATTTTTAATCTTAGATGATATCAATGCTGACCTAGCACTTGGCGAGGATGGTCCAGTTGCTTGGAAAAATTCTAACGGAACGGACTTTGTAGCACAGGCTAATAATATTATTCAATGGAACGGCACTCAGTGGACAACTATATTCAATGCTGCGGCCGCAACAGAAGTCACTTATATAACTAATAGTCGTACTGGAATACAGTATGCATGGGATGGCGAAGCATGGCTCAAGAGCTACGAAGGCATCTACGAACCATTGAAATGGCGATTAGTTTTATGACAAACATAACTTGCGCAGGAGGATTATTTCTTTCTCGCAAAACAAAAAGATTTTTACTGCTACTAAGGACTCAAGGAAAGACTGCAGGTACTTGGGGATTAGCGGGAGGAAAAAAAGAACCTAGTGACAAAACTGATCATGATATTCTTATGAGAGAAATACAAGAAGAACTAGGTTGCTTGCCCAATGTTGAGAAAACTATCCCCATCGAAAGCTATGAATCTAACGACCAATTGTTTTATTATAATACCTATGTATTAATTGTCGATGATGAATTTATTCCTAGTTTAAATCATGAACATGCAGGATACTGTTGGGTAGAAATAGACCGATGGCCTAAACCCTTGCACCAAGGTGTAAAGACTACATTAAATTCAAAAACTACTCGAATTAAGATAGAAACAATATTACAACTTATTACGTAATTGGTTCTTCAACTTCAGGTTCGTCGCCAGCTTCGCCTGCAGCTCTATATTCAGCAGCAGCTTTATTAGCCCTAGCAATTCTTGCTTTGCCTAACTCAACAACTGTACCGTCTGGCTTTTCGATGCTATATGTTGTACTATCTTTGCCTGCACCTAGGAATTTATAACGCGGAGTAGCTCTTGGATTAGTTACGTTAATCATATCGTTTTCTTTGAAGTTTTCTTCAAACCAAGCAATGTTGCTAACATCTTCTTCTGAAAGAACTGGACGCTTTTTATCTGTAAAGTATTGACCTAGATTTTTCTTTAGAACTTCTAAAGTTTTGTCAACATCGTATGATTTCTTTTCGATGTTTGGTTCTGTAGGCGGATTCTCAATTTCGGCTTTGTTAGCGTTCAATCCTTTAATAAGGTCGTCTAACAGATAGGGAAATCTTTCTTTGATAGTTTCTGGCTTTTCGTTAAGATCTAGATTGTTTCTAAAGCTATGTGAAGGTCCATCAAACTGAAACTTTTCTTGAACTAAGTCTTTGGGATCTGTCCCTGCTTTAAACATGCCGCCTGCTTTAACAACCATTGAGCCTTTTGGAATTAAACCAAACAATGCACCTTTAGATGAATAACTGTTCCAGTTAACATCACTGTTTGTATTTGCTGTACAGAATGTTGCGCCTTTACCGTGAATGATTGCGGCGCCTCTGTTTTGTAATAGATATAGTTTGTACTCTGGAACATCAGCAAGCATAACTGATCTTGCTTTCTTAGTCATTGCCGCTGACTTTGCACTTTCTCTAACATCATTAAGTGCAGTCTGATAATGAGTTACCAGATAACGGTGTAATGCTTTAACACCTTTGTAATTGTTAATTTCTTGATGGCGTTCAGCTAGTAGGTTACGATTTCTAAGAATCATAAAGTCGCGGAGTGTATCTTGTAGCTCGCCTTCGATGTCTTCCCAAAGATCCGCTCCGTTGGCATAATTTTGAGCAATCCACATATGTAGTTTGCCTTCGCGGCTATAAGGAACTCCGTCAGCTCCTTCTTGCTCCATGCGGTCGAGTTCTCCGAGGAACCAGCGAACTGCTTCTTCGTCATCCATTCGACTTAACTGACGAGACATTTTTGGCGGAATAGTAAAGTCATCTCTTAATTGAGCAGCAATGTTTGTAACTAGTTTAGCGTTCTTAAGAATATTTTCAGAACCTTTGGTAAGGTTTTCTAACAGAATACTCTTAGACTCAAATAACTCTGTGATGCGCATTAATATTAATACCTTGGTAAGCTGTAAATCTTAAAGAGCTTGTTTCTAAGTTCTGCTAGGAGATCGCTGAGATAAGCAGCCTTACCACTTGCTAGTCCTGCAATGGCATCTTTCTTTTCTTCATCGCTCATACCGTCAGTCATTGCATTAACGCTAGAAATCATAATTCTATGGAAATCGCCTAGCGGACCATATGTATTGTTCCAGTTAATATTTTCTGTATCAAGCGCAGTTGCTAGTGCCTGTAGTCTCTGGCCACTCTGTGAAAGATTGTTTGCCTGTTCGTAATTACCTGCCTGTGACAAGCGACCGATCTGAGGTCCAATGCGTCCTAGTGTCTGCTGTACAAGACGTAGGAAGATTGGTTTGATTTTTTCTTTAACATCATCAACTGTTGCAGGAGAAACTTTAGTAGCTGATTTAGCAGCCATTCTCTTTTCTCTCTTTTCACGAGGAACAGCATCCTGTGCATAAACGATCTTGCTTGGATATCCAATTACGTCAATTAAGCGATCGAAGATGTTTTCTGTGTTACGAACATCTCGACGAGTAGGAAGACCGCCACGACCTCTGTGAAGCATTGGATATTCATCATCTGGTTCTCTATTCGGATCAGCAATTAACTGATTAGGAACAGCACCTCTAGCAGTATAAGCCTTGACTTGATACTTTAAAGTATTATCCATTGCTGGATCATAGGACTTACCTTTAGCTCTGGCTTTTGCAGCCTGCGCCTTCATTTGTTCTTCACTGGGCTTAATTGCAGCTACGCCCGAGTCGCCAACGATAATAATGAACTTGTCAGGATGGTTTTTAAATTCTCTCCAAGCAACGTCTTTACCGTTACCACGAGCAGGCATTGCACCCCAAGACGCATCTGCATCAAGTCCCCAAAGGTCCTTCATCTTGTGTACATAAGAAACCATTTGCTTGCCGCCAGGAACTGAACCAACTAGCTTATCCAGTGTTGAATAAGGCTGTTCTTCAGTTGACTTCCACGCCATCTTCTTTGTTTCAGGATCACGAACTTTACGAATGTTTGCTTCGTCGAGTTCTTCTTCGCTGAAAAGACTTTCCATAATTTCGCGATTAAGATCTTCGTCTGTACGAGATTCCTGAATGAGTTCTAGTTGGTTAACTAAATTTCTAAGGTGTTCGTTAATTGATGTGCTGCTCATATTCTTTCCTGACTCACTAATTCTTTTAATTGGAGCGCCGTACTCGTCTCTTTCGATTTCGTCAGTGCTTCCACTATAACCTAATTCATTTGCGCCGCCATGCGACACTGCATCCTTTTCTGGATACGCATAGATGTACTTACCAAACTGATCCATGACAAAATGGAAACGAGTGTCCCCTAGCTTAAATTCACGCACCTTTGGTTCATAGCCGGGCATGGCACGACTATAATCAATGGTAACTTCGCCTAGGTCTTCACCATTGGCTTTGAGCCAACCTGCCACTGCGTTAAGTTCTCTGTCACTGTTAGGACCTTGATTGTTGACATTGGCAATGGTAACAATTTCTTCTAAAGGTGTGTTAGTAAACATTTTAAAGCTACCGCGACCCATTGCTCTTATAGCTCGACTCATGTAACCTGGAAGATTGGCAATAGTATGCCATTCTGGATATACTGAACCAGAAGCATCTAAGTCTTGATTTACCACTGCTAGGTCGTTGCGAATAGTTGATGGAAGATTTGGATATTCCGGAATAACTCTACGGATCTCACCTGCGTCCATGTTTGGAGTGCGACGATCTTGCTGCGCACCTAGTCCTGCTCTACGGGCTGCTTCATCATCGTCAATTTCATCTGCGGTATCAATGTCTTGCATACGGTTAAGCATTGCTCGCATATCATCTGTAGGAGCAATCTGTGCAGTCTTTGAACGAGTGTCTGCGGCGCTTGACTTCTTTAAATCTGGAGCACCAGCTTTAGGCTTGTCGTCACCTGCGGCTTTTTCTCCCGCTGGCTCATTATATCTTGCAGGAACTGGTCCACCTGGTTGATCAATGTCAATGGTAAAGTCATTGCGATCAGCAGGGTCAGCATAGGGACGAGCACGTTGTGGTTCGCCCTGTGCGGGTTTTCTCTGCGGTGAATCGTTGTTAGTTGGCACAGTTCTTCCTCGGTATAAGTTTATATCTATTTATTTAATTTTATTCAACAAGTGCTTTAGAATTTTAAACATTGTTAGTCAGGCTCGGCCCAGTCTCTCTGATCAACATATACAGTATCACCGACTAGTTTAACAGATACATCTCTCAGCGTTTGTGCGATTACTTGTCCGTATAGTGGATAGTTACTGTACAAATCTTTTTGATTCATGTATTCGTAGATCAATTCCGGAACGTCACGGATCTTAGGATATGATATTTCCATTTCTTTTGCTTCTTTTAGCAAAAGGTTAACAGGAATAAGAAGCTTTGCTAGTTGTTGAGTTAGGTTGTTCCTTACGCCCGGTTTATATCGTAGATAGTTTTCAACCCAAGACTTGTCATGGTCATATTTTCCGGAATTCCTACCCCAGCTTAAAAACCCTTCGTCGTTGTGCGCTATTTCGGAAAGGTAGAAGTTGATCTTTCTATCAGTGGATAAGAACTGGTGAACTTTCTTAACAGCGTCTTTTACTAATTCTTTGGGAACAAAATCTATTAAGTCTCCAATAATTGCGGGCCATGTTTTTATAAACACTTCTTTGAGCTGAGGAAATCTCACTGTTATTAAATCAACAAGGTCAACGGGAGTGTCTGTTTCATCCATGAACTCTGTGCGTTGAAACTGCAATTGATACTTTTCCCCTTGATGCAGGGGCTTTTTAGGAATTAAGATATACAATGGGCCCGAGCGATTATAAAAATCAAAATAATTTTCACCACGGGTGGCAGCAGTACACCATCGAGTTCCGCGACCATAGCGACAGGCTGCGTTTTTATCTTCGGGAACTATAACGGTAACAGTGTCATCTTCGTAGAACTTGGCCGCTTGTCCTTGAGAAGTCTTTTCAGACTTGTCTACTAGCTCTGCTTGATCATATTCCTGCCACATAACATCTTCAAAGTCTCGATAGCTTTTAAAACGATTAATGTCGGCGTGTTCGGGTCTAATTCGTCTGCGTCGCTTGCCTTCGTCGTAGATGCTTAAAAAGTCATTGCGATTCATGTCTTCAAGTCTAAGGCCGCCCTTGGCATACATCCTTGCCAACCATGGAGTATATATTTTGTTTGCGGTGGGGTCTTTGCTTTCAATGACGGCTAGAATCTCATTGATGAGTTCCCTGCGTTCTTGATCCGTTAAAGGTTCAATCTTAGTAACATATGGCCAAATCTCATTGGGCACATTGCTACGGTCATTCTTAACAGCATCAATCAAGCGATCTCCTACTTGCCGTGCAGTTATTTCGCGGTTATATTCCACAAGCAGTTCACGTATTTGCATGGTGTATTTACCAAAGCGCAGGGTCACGGCCCGAACAAGCTGCGAAGCAGCGAAGCGGTTAAAAAGATTTTTCAAACATTATCTACGTAGATTATCATTGCTTTCTCACGAGCACTGCACTATAATAAAGCAAATTACTCTAGTAAAAGGTTTTATTCATGCACACATATGCCTACGCCATAGTTCTCCGCAACAAAGCAGGCGATCTCAAACACTATATCCAACAATGCCGCGCGGCCAACAAGCAGGAAGCCAAAGGTATAGCACACGAAGAGTTCGAAGACAACCATAAAGGTTCAACTATTTCCAGTTTGCTGATCATAGAAATCAGCGAGGAAACTAGGGAGAACACTAGAACTCACAGCTACGAAAACACTAGAGTCAAGTCAGAGTTCGCACTGCCCGACAAACTAGCTTAAAATTTCTATAATACAATGTAAAAAATTTTGTGCGCAAATTTTTACAACCAGGAAATCTAAATCATGCGTCAGTGTATACGATTCACGGAAGTCTATCCTAGCAACAAGCTCTATGCTTGGAGCCGTAGGCACAACATTGTATTTGCGGAAGGCCGACCGGGTCAGCTACACTTTGGACGCGAACAAGATCTCACCATTTTCCTACTAACATGGCCCCATACTGAATACGAGTATCTAGTACTATGAAACTTAGAGTACGCAGAGTAAAAGTCTATGACACGGGTATGCGTGTAGTGGAAGCGGCATTGCACTACAGAGTAGAACTGTGGGCACAGTGTTATAACACCACAATAAAATCCTATGATGACTACAATGACGCAGATTGGATCATAGTAGAATTCCCCGAACCTAAGATAGCTAGCCTGTTTACACTGAGCTTTGACAGTAGCCTAGGCTTAGAACCGTGTACTTAAAGTTGCGGCGCAAAACTACTCGAAGCATTGACATGGGTGTGACATTGACTGTACGTACATGGGCACAGGAACACAACATTGACTACTACAGTGAAATAACCAAAGACCATGAATGGCTGATAGTGAGATTCGAAGATGAGTCAACGTATACACTATTTTTAATAACATATAAGCACAACTACGAAATACACGTATGCATGTAAAGTTTCAAATATCCAAACCCACAGACAGCAGCACAGTGACTGCATTTCGTTATCTACGTGTGTCAATGTTTAAGCTACATTTTGAACAGTGGGCTCGTGAGCATAACATCAAGAACTACTATATTACTGCGCATGAAGGCAACGTACATGTACAGTTTAAACACAGCAGTGAGTTGTCTATGTTTGCACTAACGTGGACCAACTATAACAACTATGAGTACACCATAGTAAAGGCCTAGTCGGCCTATAGGAGATTTGCATCTCCTATAATTTCTCACCGTCGGGGTCCTGCAGCCCAAAAAAAATAACCGCGCAAAAATTAAGACATCCGGAGAACCTAACCCCTGGTGAAATACATCTAACTGGGGGGCGGTTTTGGGGGAACTTTTAGAAACTTTGGGGAAGGGAATTTGGCAAGCAAGCTAGCTGCTACTGCTAGCAGTTTGCAATAGCAGCCACCCCACCACCTGACCATGGCCACCACTCGGTGCCTCCGTGGGGCTCTATCCTTTCCCAAGCAAGCAGGACGTGAACCACAATAACATGCGCTGTGGTTCTCCCCGGGCCGTGCTCCTACATCCACGTATACTTGTTAGTGTGAGCAGTGCTAGCGATCTGCTGCAAACGCTGCTTGTACAGCTTGCGCTTGTACAGCTTGTCCTCACAGTATACGCACACAGCCGCAACAGCAACACATGCGAGCATAGTGTACAGGGCCACAGTGTTAGCAGCAGTGAATGCTACAAACATAGCAATGACAGCAGCTAGCATAAACGCAATAGCAACACGCAGTAACAGCACGGCACTTACTCCTTGTTTGTTACACACGTTGTAGCAGTGTAGTTCTAGTAGTGCAACCAGTTTTTT